TGACACCCTTAAAGACATTTTTAACGCAAGTGATAACCAAGCGGCATATAACGCAGTAAAACGAACTTTAATAGAAGGTGGACAGAAGCAAAGTACAGCTAAATTGGCGCAGATTAAAAAGGCACTCCCTGCAGATGAGTTTAATAATTTTACAGCAACCATGATAAATGAACTTGGTAGTCCAACGGCAGGCGTCAAAGGAACAGGTACAAACTTTTCGATTAAAACTTTTTCAACTAATTTGGAAAAAATGCAACCAGCCGCTAAAAAAGTATTATTTGGTGATAAAGCGGCAGACTTGGAAGAATTAAATAATATTTTGAAACGTGCTAATTTAGCGGGATTAGAAAAGAATTTTTCTGGAACTGGTAATGTAATATCAACCGTAGGTATCGGTGCGTTAGCCGTACAAGATTTAGCACTAGCGGGAGGGTTGGCTACTGTTTTGGCAGGGTCAAGCTATTTACTAACGAGCAAACCTTTTCTAAGGGCGGTCAACAGAGCGGCTAAAAAAGATTTAGGACCACTTCAAAGAATTGCGGCAGGCGAAAACAAATTTGGTTCTGCGGAGGCTAAAGAAATTTTAAGAGTATTAGGTGCTTCAACTGGAAACCAAGAAATAACGGTGGAATAAGGAAAATACAATGAAAATTGAGGCAATGGACGATGAAACAGTTCAAGGCATTATTCAAAAGGCTGTAGAAGATGCTGTTGACTTCATAGAAGCTGAAATAACAGAACCTCGACTTAAATCACAACGCTACTACGATGGTGAAGTTGACATAGGATTTGAAGATGGTCGGTCTAGAGTTGTTGCTACAAAATGTCGTGAAGTAGTTAAAAGTCTTAAACCTTCTATACAGCGTGTTTTTCTTAGCACCGAAAACGTAGTTGAGTTTGTTCCTAGAATGCCAGAGGACGTTAAAGTTTGCGAACAAATGACAAAGTTTGCAAATTACAAGTTTATGCAAAATAACGGTTATAGATTGCTAAACGATGTGTTCCAGGACGCTATGGTAAAAAAAACTGGTATAGCAAAAGTAATGTACGAAGACTTTGCAAAAACTGAAGTACACGAGGCGCACAATTTAACAGATGACGAGTTTACGTTTTTAACTGAGCCAGACAATGTTACTATTTTAGAACACACTAAAAATACAACTGAGTCAGCCGATGAAGATGGTGTGGAAATGCAAACCGTTATGCACGATGTAAAAATGAGCATCGAAATAACAAATGGTGATATTAACATAACTTCTATACCGCCTGAAGAATTTTTTGTAGATAGAAACGCTCGCAGTATTGATGACTTTTTTGTTATTGGCCACAGAACAGATATGACTATTGGCGATTTGCTTGCAATGGATTTTGATCATGAAGAAGTTCATAATTTGCAAGGCAATATGTCAACGTTTGAAGCTGAAAGCGAGTTTGAACGTAGAAATTACGCTGTTGACGAGGACGATGATGAAAGTGCTGACCCAACAAGTAGAAAAGTTGTTGTTACCGAAGCTTACATGAAAATAGATAAAGAAGGCACTGGAAAGCCGTTAATGTATCGTTTTATTCTAGGCGGCTCCAGTTACAAAGTTCTTTCGTGCGAATTAGCTGATGAAGTGCCGTTTGCAATATTTGAAGTTGACCCCGAACCCCATGCCTTTTTTGGAAGTAGTTTGGTTGACTTGGTTATGGACGATCAAGATGCCGCGACTTCGATGCTAAGAGGTGTATTAGATAATGTTGCATTAACTAACAATCCTGGTCTCGAAATAGTAGATGGTCAAGTGTCAGTTGATGATTTGCTTAACAACGAAATAGGAAGAATAGTGCGAGTAAAGCAAGCGGGTTCTATTCGTGAGCAAGTTGTCCCTTTTACGGCAGGCTCAACGCTTCCTGCATTACAATATTTTGATACATTAGTAGAAAATAAAACTGGCGTCAGTCGTGCTTCGCAGGGGTTAAATGCAGATGTATTACAATCAGCAAGCGCGACAGCAATAGCGGCGACAATGCAAGGGGCGGCAGGCCAAGCGGAAGTTATAGCACGAAACCTTGCTGAAGGCGGTATGCGAAGATTATTTAAACTAATAGCGCACTGCATAATAAATAACGCAGACAAAGAAGAAATAATAAGATTAAATAATGAATTTGTTGCAGTAGACCCACGCAGTTGGAATGCTGACGCTGATATGATTGTAAACGTTGGCATAGGAACTGGTAGAGAAGCGGAAAAATCTGCTGTATTGAGAGAAACTTTACAGATGCAGATGTCAGTTTGGCAACAATATGGAGCGCAAAATGGCTTAGTAACCATGACAAACGTGCGTAATACTTTGGCTGATTTATTAGGTTCAGTAGGTTTAAGAAACACAGACCGTTACTATCTACCAGTAACTTTTGAAAAAGAACAAGAGTTGATAGCGGCTAAACAGCAACAAGCACAACAGCAAGCGCAAATGATGCAACAAGGTCAATCAGACCCCAACCAAGCATTTATGGCAACTGAGCAAATGAAAGCACAAACAAAAGCCCAAGTCGATATGGCAAAACTGCAATTAGAAGCGCAAAAAATACAAAGTGATGATAAATTTAGAATGCACGAACTTGGTATGAAAGATGACTTGGCTAGAGATGAAATGGTTCAAGACTTAGCTGTAAAAGTTGCGGAAATATTAGGTAAATATGAAACGGCGGTTGACACAACAGCAATAAAAGCAGAACAAGATAAAGTAAGACCGCATAACAAAGAAATGATGGATGGATTACAAGAAACGAGCTATTAGAGCCAGAAATTTATTAAGAAACGAAGAATTTCTAGGCATTATGAAGGATTTGCGAGACGACCAACTACGGTTAATTGCGAATACAAGTGCGTCAGAGGTGGAAAAACGTGAGGATGCTCACGCCATTTATCGGGCGTTAAATGAAATCGAGTTTTTATTAAGGGCTGATATAGACGCTGAAAAACTCATAGAACGAAAGGCTAGGGACGCTCATGAGCACTGAACCTAACAGTGGCAGTATAAATGATATTGCAAATTTAATATCAGAGCCGCCGCAAAATTTAGAAGATAATCTAAACGAAGTTGCTGAAGCTGTTATTGAGGAACCTCAGGACACTGAGACTGAAGAAACTGTTGAAGTTGCTGAAAGTGAAGATGTCGCTGACCACGAAAGCGATGACGTAGAAGAAATCGTGGATGAGGATGGGCTAGATGAGGATACAGCCGTTCCCTTTGAACTTTCTGATGATATGGAGCTAGAGTATAAAAGCGATGGCGAAATTAAGAAGGCAACCATTGGGGAGCTAAAGCGAAGTGCCGCAGGACAAGACTACATCCAAAAGGGTATGGAAGATAATGCGAAAGTAAAAAAACAACTTGAGCTAACTACCCAAGCATTGCAGGAAGACCGTAAAAAACTTGATGCAATATTACAATCGTACGAAAATGGTGACGCTCCTCGACCTCCGACGATGCCAAGTAAGGAACTTCAACAAAGTGACCCTTTAGGTTATCTGGAACAAATGGAGCAATATCGGCAAGATGTTGAAGCATACAGCAAATTTAAGGCAGAAGCTGAAGAACAAGCAAAAGCAAATCAACGTATAGCCTACGAGCAAGACCAAATATATGCGGCAGAGCAAGCCGAAATATTACGAAAGGAAATGCCAGAGTTAAATGATCCTGAAAAAAGTAAAAAACTTTTAGAAGACATTCAAACTGTGGCTGTTGATTATTATCAAGTTCCTGTTGAAATATTAGGCAATCTTAAACATACTTGGGAATTTAAAATTGTTCGTGATGCCGTAGCCTACCGCAAACTACAAACTTCTAAAACTAAGGTTGTGGAAAAAACTAAAGGCGCAAGGCCAATGGTAAAAGCGGGAGCAAAAAAGACTGCTAGTGGTACGAAGGTAATGAAGCAGAAAGAAGCGCGGTCAAGAATGCAAAAATCTGGGTCACTGGACGATGTGACTAATTATCTCTTGTCTTAAAGAAAGGACTATATCATGGCTGTTACGGCTAATACAAACGAGACATACGACGTCTCAACAATCCGAGAGGATTTATCGGAGGCAATGGCCTCTATAACCCCAACAGAGACATTACTGATGTCTTCTATTGGAACACGCAAC